GGGGGGTAAGTCTGTATCTGTATCTGTATCTGTATCTGTATCTGTATCTGTTGCGTTACCTGTAACGGTGTTACTCGTTAGTAACGCGTTACGCTTCTGTTTCTCCCGGTATTTTTTAACTCTTTCCCGCACCTGTTCCCTGCTGCGCTCTATTTGCTCAAGCTTTTGATGTTTTGAAAAATTAATCACATCTATGGACCCGCCGCTAAAAACGGAGATCATCTGGTACTTGGAAAATAGCGATAGGCCGAGCTCCACTGTTTTTTTCTCAAGATCGAATAGCCCGGCGAGGTCATCGATCGAGTACGGCATTCCATCTGCAATCTCAATGATCCCTGGTCGGCGTGACTTCATTGCAAGGCAGAGCAGGCCAACCCACAGAACAAAAAGGCTGTCCCCATCGGGATATGTTCTAATTATGCGTATTTTTTCATCGTTTAGAATGTTAACGTCCAGTTTCAGCCAATCAATCACCATCTCCTGCCCTCAATCTAAAAACAAAAACCCCATCGGTTGCGAAGACAGGATAGACAAGGACTCTGTCACCGATGGGGTTTCAATTTGTCTGTTAAATTTAATCATTTTATCTTGTCTTTTCCTTATTTGTCTTCGCACGATTATTGTGCCAAAATTAACCTGAGTTTGCAAGCTCTTTTCTGAATATTTCCCTTTTTCTTTTTTCTTTCGCTGGTTTACGCGATGTAAACTAAAGCGATGGTTTAAATATGCCTGGCGTTACGTGATCGGGAGCGGAATCTCCCCCGTCCCCGGTCCAGATCGGACTGCCCTCGAGGAGATGGGTGGCGATAGATGGTTTTGGCCATAACGAGCAGTTCTTTCGTTTCCGCTTGCGTCAACACTTATTCCGCTCCGTACTCATCGACGGCGTACATGCCCATCAGGACTGCATCCGCCTCGTTATCATCCATCGGTGGCCGGCCAAGAATCTCCTCCGCCCGGTCCATCATCTCGCCCTTGCCCGCATTGCCCACCCCGGTCGCCCATTTTTTGAGCGTGCCGGTATGGACGGTAGCGTAGGGGATCTCCTTTTCCGCGCATACCTCCTGAATCCTCCCGGTGAGATTGACGCAAATCTCTGTTGCAGCCCCTCCCCGGTGATGGGCCTGCTCATACACAACGAGCCGAACATCCAAATCAGTGAGGCGCCCCAGCCAGCCCCGGAACCGCAAAAACATAGCCCCGTTACTCTCCCCCCTCCGCTTGGAAAAATCCTGGACGCCGGACTCGTACACGCGCCCCTCCCGGATCAGGGCCCACCCGGTTTTTGTCGCCGCATCAATAGCCAGTATCACGCGCGCCCTCCCTTAATCCGATCGTTGAGGATGGCCAGGTATCCGCATGCGTCCACGGCATTGTCCGGGTGCCATTTCTGGCCGGACATCCGCGCGATCTTGAACAGGGTCATCAGGATGGCCACGTCCGACGCATCGAGGCAAACATCCTCTTTTGCCAGGATATAGTTGTTCCAGTAGTCCGCGATCAGATCGAAACAATCCTCGGGGCTGCCGTACATATCCTGGCGTTCCCCGTGGATGACCTGGTCCGCTCTCTCCAGTGTTGGTGATTTCATTTTATTCCCTTCGTCAGTATTTTTTTGTCCACCAGATAAAACACGCAGCCCCCGATCAGGTTGGCGATCACGGTCGCCCCTACCCCCTGGCCGAGGTATTGCAGGACTCCCCACAGGATCGGGGTTGATAGCTGCCATCGGCACAGGTAGAGGGCGAAACGGGTCATTTGGGTGATTCCCCCTCCATGGCCTTCTGCGCTTCCGTCCATTTCGTCCGTTCATACGCCTCTGCTGCAGTCCTGAGGCATTGCGACAACCCTTTTGTCCGGTCATGCTCAAACTGGCATAGCTCCTGGCCGTTGATCCGTAATGAGTATTCCGATACACCAAGCGGATTTCCACCTACATTGATTATTTGGATCATTCCCCCTCCTTTTCAAATTCCATTAGATTCGTTAGATTCATTTTCAGTCGTATTTTTCTTCTTTCTTCCGCCTCTTCTTCTGTTTTCTTTATGATCCTATGATCTTCTGCTAATTCAGCGTCCAACCTGTTTGTGTATAAGCTAGAATACGAAGGAAGATTTTCAAGATACGTATACAATTTTGATTCTATATTAGCGATCAAATGAGAATCGAATCTAACCAAATCGGCAGCAATAAGAAGGGCAGACTCCCTGCATATATTTGCAATATTGTCGCCTATACCTGTTCGCATTTCTATAGAAGCCCTTTCTTCATCTCTTGCTTGTTTAACAACTAACGCACGTTCGATGTCAAGTGTCTCAACTGCATATTTAGCGGCTTCTTGTGCTATTTGATTTAATGTTTTAGTTCTCATCATACCACCCACCCATCTGGAAATTATTGCTGCTCATGGCTTCACCTCTTCTTTATTCCCTTCAAACAAGACAGCCCAGCCAGATGGGTAAATCATAGTAGCCCATTCCAATTGTTCAGGTGCAGAATAGGTATTTTGATAAATCCTCAAGGCGTGCTCAGCAATTCTTAATGCTTGTTCGAACTCAGGTTTATTTCCCGTCTTGACGCATCGTGCATTTGATATTACTTCATTCGCCATCTTTATGCATTTGCCGCAATAATCATGTAAAGCCGATTCCGCATTAAAGTTTTCACAATTTCTGTTTCTACACATGGCATCCACTCCATTTAGGGTTTTTGTATTTAACCTCTTCTAAGTCCGCTTTCATTTTTCGCCCTCCTTTTTATCGTCTTTTTTCTGTCCGTATCTACTAACCGTCCGCCATTGCGGGGATTTGCAGCCCGGACAGGCCATCCCATCAGCCACTCAACCCACGTCGGGTTCAACGGCCCAAAAGTCGGAGGGGTTGTCGCATACCTTACTGCCGTTATAAGATTGACCATATGAACGCCTCTTTTGTATTCCTTCTCCGATAATGGGCCACGGTTCCCGTCCCATGCGTTTGGGGTAGGCCACAATCCAGGCCCGTTTTCTCCCGTGCGGTGCGCCAACGTCATCAGCCCCAAGGACGAGGGGTCTTGAAACTTCATACCCAAGTCGGCGCAAGTCTCGGACAACCACGGGCAGGTAGGTGCGGACTCCTGGCACATTTTCCAGCAATACGAATCGGGGTTTGACAATTCCAACGACGGTTGCCGTGGCCGGCCACATATTCCTTTCGTCATCGGCTCCCTTTTGCTTCCCGGCGACGCTGAACGGCTGGCAGGGGAATCCTCCGGTAACGACATCAACCAGCCCCTGATAGCTTGCGGCGTACCCTTCACTGATGAATGTTTTGATATCGCCGAATATTGGAGCGTTTGGCAGGAGTCCGTCTTTGATTCTTGCGGCGATAACCCGTTGGCAGTAATCGTCCCACTCAACGTATCCGATTGGGTTCCATCCGAGGAGTTTTGTTCCAAGTAGTCCACCTCCTGCGCCTGAAAATAATGAGAGTTCATTCATAATTCCTCAACAGTCTAAATTCGTCGCGTCTTTCAGGGCGCTGACACGCCGCAGCGACATTTTTATTGGTCCGGAAGGACGGATTTGAACCGTCGTGATCTTGACCCCAAATCAAGCGGGTAGCCGCTACCCTACATCCGGATATTTATTTCTCCTCCACCTCCAGTCCAATTTCCTTCAAATCCTTCTCCCCAACCCGTTTGCACTTCTTCACACGGAATTTGCCGTCAGTCGCAAAGGGGATCGAAGCAATATCCTTTGCTGTAAACTCCATGACCAATATCCGATAACCTGTCTTCCATTCCTTCATGCACCAGCCGAGGGTGGCCAGAGATATTCCTTCCCCGCATTGGTTGTCGCTCTCGTCGTAGTTATCAACAGAGAATGTTTTGCCTTTGAGATAATTTATCTCTGGGTAGTACGGTCCAACGCCGTCTTGCGTAACCAGTTTATAGGCTCTGATTTTTCCGGGCTGATCGAGCAAAATTGTTAATGGAGTGCAAAGATTTTTATTGACCCCTCTGGCCCTAGAAAGGTTGGCCCTAGAAAGGTCGGCCCCATAAAGGTCGGCGCCGGAAAGGTTGGCCCCGGAAAGGTCGGCCCTGGAAAGGCTGGCCCCGGAAAGGTTGGCCCTGGAAAGGCTGGCCCTGGAAAGGCTGGCCCCATAAAGGTTGGCCCTGGAAAGGTCGGCCCTGGAAAGGCTGGCCCCATAAAGGTTGGCCCCGGAAAGGTCGGCCCCGGAAAGGTTGGCCCCATAAAGGTCGGCCCTGGAAAGGCTGGCCCCGGAAAGGTCGGCCCTGGAAAGGCTGGCCTTGGATTTGATAGCCATTTCAACGGCGAAGGGAAAAGATTCTGCCTCGGCCGAAAAAAGTATTTCACCACTCCATCTATGCTTAATTTCAATCTTCATCGTTCCTCCACTCTCACAATTTCCCCGCCCAGTTTTTTGGCCACCCACTCGACACACATAAAATACGTGGGCTTGCTACACGTCCCCCCGTCCTGGTAGTGCCGGCATATTGGGCGGGTGCGTCCCATCCGGTCGGAGGGTGTGTAGTCCCGGCAGTTCATCGCATCCCTACGGGTGTGTGATCCAGGTAGACGCTGTATTCATCGCAGCAAATTTCGTTGGATCTCGGTTTGCAGGATGGGCAGAGGCGGTCGCCGAAATGTTCCGAGCGGTGAGGCTTCCCGCAGCGGAGGCATGGCCTGATCGTGTAGCTGCCAGACTTCTTTTCCCGCCGTTTCAGCTCTCTTCTTGGCCGTATCAACGTGCCGAGAGCAAATCTTTTTAGCGTCCTGTACACGTGCTGTATCTGACACCCCACCAACTCCGCAATCTGAGATTTATCTAATTCGGGGTGCCGCTCGGATGCCTCAATTATTCTCTGTTGCAGTGGCGTCCTGCCGTTGTCCAGGTATCGTCTTTTCGGGCCACCATCCGGCTGATTACGCATTGCCCCCCATCCTGTAGACTCGATCCGCATCCTGGGGCTTCTGCAGGGGCAATTCCGCCTGCACGTTTTTCATCTGCGTCTTGATGCTGATTTTTTCTCCGACAAACGAGAACGACACCTCGGCCTCATCCGGGGTAAAAACGATACTCATGGACACCCTGACCTTGCCGTTGTCTGATCCCCTGAGGGCCTTATCAATATTGGCGTGATAGGATGTGAGCAGATCGGTTATCGTCTGCGCCGCCTCCTGGATTGTTTTGTCTGCAATTATTTTCATGCCTGTTCACCCTCTTTCTTTTCTGCGTCGATCTTTGCCTTGATCTTGTCTTTCAGAGAGGCTCCCGTATCCCCCTCCGACGACTTCTGCTCCGGCACTGCCTCAAACCAATCCGCCGGGGCGCTCATGCCGTCCTTGAGACTGTTGTAAATCTTCCGCAGCTGGATCAACTGCGCTGGGGTGATCGTATCGAGCCTCCGCTGAATCCTCTTCTCGATCTGCTCTTTTGTGACTTTGTACCCGCCAAATGCCTCGACCAGTTTTTTGAGGGCCTCCGGCGATGTGTCCGCCTTTGATTTTAGCGTCTGCTCGCATTGGATAACGGCGGCCTCGATTACGTCGCCGGGAATGATACCCAGGATGCAGGCCCTCAGCCTCCGCGCCCCCTGGTTGGCGGTCATCTCGTATATGTCGCGCGGGTCCTCCAGCTTGTAGCTACCCTTTTTCGTGTAGCGTTCATGCCGGACCTGGAACGTCTTTTCCTGCCGGACGTTGGTTTCCATGTCCCACGCATAGGCTTGTACGGTTGACTCCCCGCCCCGCTGTTCGAGTTCCTTCACCCCGAACTGGACATTTCCCCAATTCTGCGCGATAGCCTCGGCCAATCGGATCGACGGGCCGGTGATCTCCGTTCCGCCGCGGCTGTAGGTATAGAGGGCCTGTTCCGCCAACCCCGGACGCTGACATGCAACCTGGATGCGGTCGAGGGATTCGATTTGGTTCCGAGGAAATTTCTTTGCCAGTACTATCGCCCCCTGGACCTCGGCCAAGGCTCTCTGGTTCTCGACCTCGACGAGGGCCTGACTCTGGCTGGGGCGTGTCGCTAACTGTGATGCACCTGTGTAGGCCAAAACTCCGCTTTCGCTCATGTACAAATTCTCCTTCTGTTATTTCAGGAGGAACCGCCGCGACGGTTCGCCCTGCCTGATGTATTTTTGGTAGATTTCCGGCATTTCGCTTTTGAGGGCCTTCACGTCGATCGTTTCCCGACCGCGCGCCAGCTTGTATGTCACGAGGGGCTTTCCGTTGGGAGTGACGATGGCATCCCCGGAATCTCCCATGCAGATAATCAGGCGACCCTTCAATTCCTCCTCCATGCCTTCGAGCTCTTTCATTTCCGTTCTTACGGATCGCAGGGCCTCGATTGTGAGGATGGCTTCCTCTGAGGCCAAAACATCCCCTTCTGCCTCGATCCCGCCGAATCGCTGGATAGCATCGGCGTAGGTAACGGGGTCGGGAGGATTGCCATCAACGACACGCTGCCAGAATGCGGCCTCCGCCTCGATAATCATCTCCTGCAATTCCCGGTCTGCGGGGACCTCGTAAATCTCAGGGATCCCCCCGCCGATAGAGACGGGAACGTCCGCGACCTCGAACCCGGTTACAATCATGTAGTGCTGGACCTGGAGTGCGTAGTAGTCCGGTATTTGATTTGTCCCCGGCTCTCCCCAGTCCTTGCCGGATCGTGCCGTTTTGATCTCGACAACGCGCCGGCAATCCGTGTATCCGTCGAGGGAGGCGAACATGTGTGGATATTTGCCGTGATAGAGGATCTTTTCCGGCACATAGACGTTTCTTCCGGTTGCGTCGCTGTACCACTGGCGGATGACGGGCTCCTGTCGGTGGCCCCAATCAGTCAGTTCGTTCCCCCCCCATGCTTCGACTTCCCGCCGTTTCTCCTGATACACGCGGTACGGGGTTTTCCAGGGGGACAGGCCCATAATAGCGGCCACATCACTGCCCCCGATGCCCTTGCGCCTCTCCTCGAGCCATTGAGCGCCGTCGTTCATTTCCCCATCCTTTCTCGAATAAAATCCTTGATCGCCTCTCCCGCGCCCTCGACATCCTCCCCCAGGTATACTGTCCCGTCGGGGTGCCGCAGGACGATCCGGCCATATCCGTAATCCCGATCATAAATTTTGATTGTGATCTCGTTGTCTAACTGCATTTCTTCCTCATCGATCGCCTTCAGGTGACGCTTTAAATCGTAGTCGATAACATCAAACGTATCAGGTGTTTGCGCCATCTCGGGCGACCCTGCTTTTTCGTGTGGGGTTTTTGGCGATATAGACCTTCCCGGTCATGATCTGCTCGATCTGAGTGGGGTTGAATCTCCGCTTCAGGGCCATGTCGATCTGCCTGATACGGCGATATTCCGCGTCGCTGATTAGATGGTAGTTAAATAGTTTCATGGTTGTCCTTTCTGTGATTTGTAAAAACCTTGTCTTGCCCAGCCGAGCCGAGCCTTGCCCAGCCGCGCCGTGCCCAGCCCTGCCGCGATCTATTTGAATACCTCCAACGCTTTTGCGTGAGGTATTGCTTCCATTGTCTGCGCTACGGGAGCCTCGATTTTCCGCAGTGATTTTGCCGTCGTGATGTGCGCCAACACCCCGAGGACGGATGCTTTTGTGTTCATCCGTATCTTTTCCTCGTTCGGCAGAAGGTTTAGGTCGCCGACGCAGTTAAATCTCCGTGCTGCCCGTCGAGCTGTCCGGTGGATGTGCCGGATTGCCGTGTCGCCTGTTGATATGATTTCCGATGTGTTGAGGCACCTGATGCCCTCGCTCGTGATCGTTCCGAATGTCAACAGATCCTCCCGCTCTGCCATTTTTCGCGCCGTATAGAGGACGTGACGCACTTGCTGGATGCTCCGCCCGATAATCTCGGACATCTCCTCATACGTCAGCGTATCCCCCGGTTTCATCGTCCGCATGCGCTGATAGAGCAGCTTTGCTTCAATACTCAATTCCCTGATTTTGCTTTCTGTGTTTTCAGCCATTACTTCCTCCTCGTTTAAAAAACCTTGTCTTGCCCAGCCGAGCCGAGCCGCGCCCTGCCTTGCCCTGCCGCGCCGCATATTTATTTCCAATTTATTTTATTGACCTTGAACCGCCCATAGAACCCGTTTTTCTGCGGACGGAATCGCCCGATCCCGACGAACTTTCCGCTTTCTTCGAGATGATGCTGAAAAACTTCGGGGGTTACGGTATCGTCCAGGATGTAGAAGGCGACGTCGCCGCCCCACGAGGGTATGACGGGGAAGCACTTTTTGACGCGCGTCCCCCCACCTCGCTTCCCGTCGGAGGGGACGAACAGCCATTCCCCGGAAACATCCTCTTTTTTTATGGGCAGGATCAGGGATTCCGTCACTAAAACCCCCGCCTCGATGTGCTTAGTAAATGTCGCCTTTCCCTTGCCGGGAATCTGGATCGACAGGTATTTTGCGACAGCCGACAGGCAGTTTTTGAACGCCATCGGCGGAATGAATACGTGTCCGTCATCGGTAATATGGAGACGATCACGCCACGTTCGGGCCTCGTAGTCATCGGGCCGCTCTTTGGGGAGCTTCTCCGTCTCGTAGAATTTCGATTGACTGTAGGGACTGATGCTTTCTAATTCGCAAATTGCTGTTTTCACCTTTTCCTCCTTAATCAATTAGTTCCTTGCCTTGCCTAGCCCAGCCGCGCCTGGCCTAGCCCTGCCCTGCCCTGCCGCGCCGCATATTTCATTTATTTATCT